CGTGGAAGAAGCTACCGAGTCATCCAAGATATTAACAGGATTAGAGAATCCTAACAGTACTATGCAACTTAAAGAGTGGTTAACTGCAAGACTAGGATATGATCTAGAGACAATGCGAAAAGACGATGTATCAAACCTCTTGGCGCAGGATATCCCCTCTGATGTTCGCAAGGTACTGCAAAATAGACAGGTGCTCGGTAATTCCTCCATCAAAAAATACTTGGCTATGAAGAACGCTGTATGTTCAGATGGTCGAATCCACGGCATGCTTCAGTTTTATGGAGCTATGAGAAGTGGACGATGGGCAGGTCGTGTAGTACAACTTCAGAACCTCCCTCGTAACTACTTAGAAGATTTAGACACAGCCAGGGAAGTTCTTAAAAGTAGAGATGTAGAAATGCTAGACCTACTCTACGGAAACCCTGGTGATGTGATTAAGCAACTTATCCGTACTGCTCTTGTAGCAGAAGACGGACACCGATTTATTGTAGCTGACTTCAGTGCTATTGAAGCCCGTGTTATAGCTTGGCTAGCTCACGAGAAGTGGCGCCAGGATGTATTTGCGCAAGGTGGCGACATCTACTGCGCATCGGCATCTAGTATGTTCCACGTACCCGTCGAGAAGCACGGCGTTAACGGTCATCTTCGCCAAAAAGGTAAGGTAGCAGAATTAGCGCTCGGCTATGGTGGCGGTGTAGGCGCCATGAAAGCGATGGATTCCAAAGGAGAAATTCCTGAGAAGGAGCTACCTGGTATCATCGAAGCTTGGCGACAAGCAAGTCCACGAATTACGAAATTTTGGAAAGACGCAGACAGCGCAGCAAAGCAAGTAGTGAGAACAGGAGAACCCGTACGAATTAGACAAGGCAATATTAAATTCTTTAAAT